CTCCCCGGCGTGATGCGGAATGGCGTCGAGCAGAAGCTCATTGCGGTCAATGTCGGCGCGGTGAACTGGGAAGCGTTCAAGGACGATCTGGATGCTTTAGATCTGCCGATGGAGTTCACGCTCGATAGCATCATCGAGTACGATCCTAAGAACGATCCTGACAATCTGATCGGTGACAGATGGATTCGACGCGGTTCATCGCTTCTCTTCGTAGGCCAGAGTGGTTGCGGCAAAAGCTCGATGGCGGCGTATCAGGGGCTGAAATGGGCGTCGGGTGAATCTTGGTTTGGCGTCCGGCCCGTCCGTTCGCTAAAAGTGGTTTACATTCAGGCGGAAAATGACATCGCCGATCAGCATGACGCACTCAAGGGGGCGGCCCAGATGACGTTTGGCAAGGAGAACTGGGAGCGAGGATTGCGGAATGCGAACATGCTGTTCTTCCGCGAAACTGTTCGAACAGGTGCTGACTTTGCCGTGATGCTGCGCCGCTTAGTCAGGAAGACTAAGGCTGATCTGGTTTACATCGATCCGCTCCTTTCCTACATGGGCGGCAATCCGTCGGACATCGAGGTCTGCGCGAACTTCACGCGACATCTGCTCCAGCCGATTATGATGGAGACAGGCGTTGTCCTGGTACTCGTCCATCACTTCCCCAAGCCGAAGGGCAAGGACGACAAGCCTGAGAGCGTGGCAGATTTGGCCTACTCAGGATTCGGATCGTCGGACCTGACGAACTGGGCGCGCGAGGTCATCGTGATGAAGGAGGTGGGATTCAACAATCCGCGCCGCTTCATGCTCGGCATGGCGAAACGAGCTGACCGTTCCGGCATGACGGATAAAGACGGAAAAGTCACCGGATCGATTATGATCCAGCGTGGGTCGAACGGCGACATCTCATGGAACTACGCGGAGCCTGAGAAGTTCGTCGTTGATAAGGAGTCGGCGAAAAAGCCGTACTCCAAAGGACGATATCCTAAGCGTTAGCCTTCTCGCGCATGGCGCGGCGACGGCCTTTCGCAGCGAGCGATTGGAACTTCGCCTTGCCGTATTTTTTGCGGCCAATGGCTGCACTTAATGCAGCAGGATCTTTCACGCCTTTCTTCTCAAGCTCGCCAACGAGCTTCTCGTAACGTCCGCCACCGCCAAGTCGCATCTTGTCCATAAAATGTAGGGTTAGGTTTTACCGACGAAATTCACCACGCTTTGCACGACCAAAATTTAGGCGTCGTCTTGTCCTTCGCACTAGCGCAGTTATGCCGCGCGCGGAAGTTCTTGCGACGCTCAGGATTTGACTTCTTGATCGTCATGTTCGGATCGCCGAACCGGACGATGACAACCTTGCCAGCCGGATTCTTGACGTACACCGCGCTCTTCTTCCGCTCGCCAGGAGTGTAGAACGGCTTGTTGAGCGTCACCTTACGCCCCTTGTAAGTGTTACCTTTTTTGGAGAGTGAGGTTTTCATTCGCCAGACATCACTTCCTTAACCGTCAGATTCCTGATGATCATCGGAATGTCGTTGTTCAGCATTTTCGTCTCAGCGTTGGTAAGCTGATCGAACGGCTTAATGACGACAGATCGGTAGTTCGGATTGTCCAAAAGATATCCAGCGAGCTTTGACTGGAGCTTTTCAGTCCAGCGATACGCTCTTTCACCACCGGCAATCCCAAAGAACGGACCGGCAGCAGCAGTCCCCTTTGCAAATGCGGCTGTTCCAGCAATCCCTGGAAGCAGCTTAGAGATAAGTGATGTTTTGTTTTTTTCAGCAATCTCAAGCGCCCTAGCTATTTCATCCACTTTTGTTTTTCCAGCAGTTCCGAAAACGCCATCCAAAGCATTTTGCCACGATTCCGCAGATTGTGTGAATGACTTGGCAGTGATTGGGCCTTTCTTGCTCGCCTCGCTGACAATCTGTGACAACAACGCATTTTGTGTGTCAGCCAAAGTCTCGGCGCTAAGAGCATTTTTAACTCTCGAAACGTTCTCTTTCGAGTTGTTCAAGAACTCAAGAACTACGTTTGGAGAAGCGATGATGCCTTCCGATTTTCCAGCCGAAGCCTTCCTGAAGTCTTCAGCAAAACTCTTGGAAGACGCATTCAAAGCAGCCCTTGCTTGATCGATTCCATCCTGAGTCACGTTTGGAAAGAACTCATCAAGCACTTCCTTTTGAAGACCCTTCGACCTCTTGAAGAGTACATTTTCAAGATTGTCGAGAAACTTGGACTGACCACCAACGTTTAGATCGTTGTAAATTCGGTTTCCAATCTTCGACTTAACGGCGTCGTAATCTTCAGCAAGAATTCCCTTTAGCTGCTTCAGTTTTGCGGGGCCATCTTTTCCGCTAAGAGACTCGATGATCGAAGACCATGAACCCCCTTGTTCACCAACATCCTTCAAAATTCCTTTTGAAAAAGTGGTGTTGTAGTCCTCCATGAATCCAGAATACCTCTCCTTCAAATCCTTGAAGTTTTCAACAAGAGGATCATCTGGAAATCTTTTCTTAAACTGACCAAGTGCATTTTCAAACTTTGCCTTGGCCTGATTGTACGCAGCCCACTGATCGCCAGTGCCAGCTTTGACAGGCTCACCCCACTTAATGGCTTTTGCAGCGTCCTGCTGCTCCTTCCACAAATCGGCTAAACTCTTTCCAGTTGCAGGGCCATACAATTCGCCACCCCTAGCCATGGACTTTTCGTAATCCTTGGACTGAACGCGAGGGTCTGCTCTGAAAGCGTCAAACTCTTTTGCGAACGCTTCATTTTTACGTTCGTAAACATTCTGAGCCGTGGTTTTAACAGCACTCACAGCGTCGCCAAGAGTCAACGACTCCATCTTGTCGTAGTCATTGGCCAACTTGTTGAACGCAGTGGTCGTTTCGTCGTCCAGTTTTCCGAAAACCTTTTCAACGTCAGCAATTGCTGCATCAGCAAATTCTTGTCCAGACTTGGTTGAGTTTTGCTTGAAAGACTGAACGAGAACGTCTTTCACCTGATTCTCGTCAGCGCGATATGCCCTTGCCAACTTGCCAGCAAGCTCGCCTTCTTTCTCGGTGATGTTCTTCTGAAACTGATCGTAAAAAGGTCGGTTCAGTTCTCCGAGAAAACTGCCATCCGGCTTTTTGTACTTTCGATATCCAGCACCAATCACATTTCCAACCAAACTTCCCGCAGTTTCTCCAACGGCGTAATCTCTCGCTGATTCAAGAATGTTGTTTAGCGCGTTTTCGTCCCATTTTTCACCGGCAACAGCAGTTCTTGCAGCCTCGCCAGCAATGCCGCGCATCGCTCCCTGAACAGGAACTTTTGCGGCAGCACTTAGAAGCGTTTGTCCAGTTTCAAAAAGGTTTCTCCTAATCGGTCCTGGCAGAAATTTAGCCGCTCCACCACCCAAGGAAGTGACAGCCTCTTTAGTTGCCGCTGCGGCAATCTTTCGAGGATTCGTTTCACCCGACATCAACTGAAAGCCAGTTTCACCGATTGCCTGACCAACGGGAAGCGGTACGCCCATTGCCTGAAGAATCGGGCCAGTTCCATATCTGACACCCTGCGAAACCTCTTCCTTGGTCGGGGCAGTTTCATCAAACATCGACGGCGCGCCAGCAGCAGCAAGACGAGCTTCCTCTTCCTGCATTGCCTGACCCAAACGAGCAGTGTCGCTCATGGTGGCCTGCTTGATCTGCTCTGGATTAAGCGCAGAAACAAGACCTTGCTCTTCGCGCCGACGCATCTCTCCGACGGTTGCAGCGCGATTCACCGCCTGACCAAGCTGAGCGGTTGAGCCTACAGCGGCAGCAGCTTCAACCTGCGGAACAGAAGGTTGGCTTGGAGCGGCATTGCTTGATGCCATTCGTCGAGCGACTTCAGCTTTCAGTGTCTGAAGAAGCTCTGATTCTTGTTGTGAAAGTGGCATAGATTATTGCTTGGCTTCCAACTGCTGAATCAAACGCTGCATATCTTCAAGACTCATCGAGTCGGTCGATATCTCCGTAGATTGGAACGAAACACCGGGAGCGGAGTATGCAGCAGTAGTTCGCGTTCCAAACGGAGTCGTAGACCAACGCTCGTAGAATGACGGAAGAGCCTTGTCGATGTTTCTCCCAATGGTTCCACGCGCACTCCGTTCAATTCGATTCCTGAATCGATCAAGTTTGATGAGCGAGTTTTTGTCGAAAGATCCGCCGATTTCCTGAGCGATTCGCTTTCCTTCGCTCTCGGTGACGTTTAAGCCTGAAGTGGTTCTTGCGGTGCGATTGACAACACCCATGAAGTCGGCCAGCAATCCAAGTGCTTCCTGCTTCATTGGATCTTTTTCCGTTTCAATCAACGACCGGATTTTAACTTCAGTGGTCGGAATTGCTCCAAGGAAGTCCGTGAACTTTTTGCCAGGATACCGTTTCTCAAACTCAGAGATTCCGTCTTGAAGGGAATCAATCGTTTCCATGACGGCAAACTCGTCCTCCAGCTTTGTGGCGGTTTTCGCCTCAAGCGGTTTGAGTCGTCCGCCGCCACCGATAAATGTCTGCCTCAGTTCAGCCTCTTTGACAGGAGAAAGCTCTTGGCCAGATGCCTTAGCCTTTGCCTTGGCAGCTTCAATAAACAGATCCGTATTCTTGCCGACTGCTCCGGTCTTTGATTTTTCGAAACTTTCGGCGGCAAGAAGTGCTTGAGGCGCGATTTCTTGAGGAATCTGCCCAGAGTCGATCATGCTCTGGACAGTGTTTTTTCCAAGGCGACCTAAAGTTCCAAGTTTTGACGCCTTCCCAAGCTGCTCTTCCTCAGTGCGCTTCTTGGAAATTAAAGCATCATCAATGACGTAATTTCCGTCAGCGGTTCGCGTTAATGCACCGTATTTCCGAGCGTCATCAATTCGTTTCGCTTCAAGTTGATCGGTAAAAGCGGCAAGTTTTGCCTGCTTTTTCAACAGCTCAGCGCGAGCAGAATACGGCTCAAGACCGTTGATAAGTCGAGTGGCTTCCTGATTGAACTGCTTTGATTTGAACCGAGGAAGAGCAGGCATAGAAGCCCCTTCGGTTGAGCTGTTCAAAAAGTCTGCAACTTGCTGGTTGAAGTTCTGAAAAGCCTCGTATTCCTGATTCTGCGCTTCCGATTCTGCCAAGGCGTCCGCATACGCCTTCGACTGAATCTTGTTCTGAAGATCCGCCTGACGCTGGCGCATGATCTGGTCAGCAGTCTGCATCTGGAACTGCTCCATCATCCGCTTCTGCGTCTGCGCGCGGTCGTAGAGGCTTGCGCCTAGCTGAAATGCTTGAAGGGTTTCGTCGGCCATAAATTACGCCCAGTTAGAGTAGTCCGCAGGTCCGCCAATGTTGGTTGGAGGCAAAGCGTAAATCTCAGGATCATTCTGGGGGTTGTACGAACTTGGTCGATACGCTCCTGGCGTTTGAGCCGCCAGCCCACGCTGCATGTAAGCGCCGCCAGCAAACGATCCAGCCTGAGACAATGCGCCACCAATCGCAGACAGCGTAGGATCGGGCATCGCAGCCACCTGAGCGGCTTGCAGGTTACGGTTGTACATCGCCTGCTGCTGTTGCTGCAAAACACCAACACGCTGAGCAGGGGTGATGAACATGCTGCTCACTGAGAACGGTTGAGTCATGCCGTACGCTCGCTGCTGCTGGATGAAGTTCTGAGCTTGAGCAAGACCCTGATTCTGGAGCTGCAACGAAGTCAGACCCAAGTCGCGCGCAGTCAAAGCTCGACCGAATCCAGATGCTCCACCGAATCCACCGGCAAGAGCGCGTCCAGCGGTAGAACGCTGAATCTGAGCAGCGACATCAGTCGGCAGTTCACCGCGCAAAGCTGATCCGATGTTCTTGCTGGCCTGCTGAACGATCTGATCGTAGCCAGGAATCGCACGGCGAAGCTGTTCCTCAAGCTGAGTCTGTTCAGCAGCGGTCGTCTTTCTGGCCAACTCAGTCGCAGGTTCAAGCGACGCGATGTTCTGCTGAATCGCTTTCTGCTGTTCCTGCTCGAAATTGATCGGCTTCAACTCGGGAATCTTCGGCTTGCTTCCCTTTCCGAGAAGACCGCCAAGCAAGCTGCTAGCACCCAGAATTGCCGCACCACCTAGAATAGCTCCCATAAATTAAAATACCTCCTTCGCAAGACGATTGCCGTTCTCAATCGAGAACACCTTTTCAGGTTCGTGACGTTGGATGTTCATGGTAACCAGTCGTGCAGCCTTTTCCTCGGGAAAAGCTCGCTCGTTCTGGAAGCAATGAACCCACACACGCCTCAAAGTATCCACCTTAAAAAGCTCGTCTTCTCCGATTGTCATCACGTTGTGAGCAGCCGCCCATTTGTCGGCGTACTCACGCAACGCTTGAACCGTCGGAAGATGAATTTCGTAGCCGAATCGCTCAGAGCATTCCTTGGCCGACGACTCGGGATTCTTTTTGACGTACACCTTGATCGAGTCCTCGACGACAGCCTTGGGCAGATATCCGTAAGTCGAGCAGTCAGCAACGTACTTGTAACGAGCGCGATACTCTTCAATCGACTTCCGCCAATTCGGATCAGTCGCTCCCTGCTCATGCAGTCCAATGCAGTCCGCTTCCAACGAGAAAAGGACCGACATAAATGCCGATCCAAATCTCGGAAGACCGCAAATTTGAAAGAGTTTTCCCATTAGAACCATTGCGAAAATCCCCCACCATTCAACCCGACTCCGACCATTCGGATCGTGTGAACGGCGTCGCCCAAATACTGCATCGTCTGCTCCTGCACAGCTTGAACAGCTTTGGCTTCGTAGGCCACTGCTTCCTGAATCAAATCGTTCTCTTCCTTCCGAATCGCCATGACCATCAACTTGATGGCGTCAGGACACGGAGGAATGAGGTAGTCATTCACGCTCGTCGCGTTGATGTGGCGCATCTTCGCCATCACCGTTACAGGCTTGTCCTCCTCGTTGTTGCAACGGTCAGCAAGATAGCTGCGACGATACTGCGGCAAAGTTTCATCAGGGTCGTAAACTGCCAGATCCGTCTCCAGAGCAGTCGTCGCGTCGTACTCGTACAAACGACTCACCGTGTTCGTCGCCTCGCGGATGACGCCGGTCAGTTCGGTGAATTTCTTGGTAGACTGAACGTACGGCAAAGCGAGCGTCAGCTTCTCGCCGTCGATCCAGACTCCACCGCTCTGGGTTCGAATCCACTGACCGTTCTGATCGACGCCCTGCAAGGTGATGGTTTTGCCGACATCCGAAGCGTCGCCAGGGTAGACTCGAAGATAGCTGTTAGTACCGCCAGACATGTCGCGGTAAGAAACCACAGTGCCACGGTCAATAAGCTGCTTTCCGACGCACACTTGGTTTCCATTGAGAAGTCCGTATCCGGTTTCCTGAAACTCGAACCATTGATTGCGAACGGTTCCGACTCCGCAGCAATCGGCGACAGCTTCAATCGTCTCGATCTGACGCGGCCAAGTGATGCAGCCACCGACCGTGTGGATCGTGAAACGTCCGTAAGCTCCAGCCCACAGACCCTTGTGAAGCAGTCGGCGGCAAGCCTGATTGATGTAGTCGTAAACGCGCGCGTCATCGACGCAAACGCCGATAGCCCGAGCAATCGTTGACCTGATATCTTGGACGATCAGCTTCATTTGGTGTAGTAGACTCGGGCGGTTCGCTTGATGAAGTAAACACCGTAGAACGGCGGTAGATTGTTGTGCGCCGCATCACCGCCGGACGAAGTGGTCGGCAGCAAGTTGGCCACGCCTTCCGATCGGTTCGTCGCGCTGAACACACTCGTATCAGCCGATCCGCGCTGAGTAAGGTTGATGTACTGGTCGAGAATCTGATGCGTGTGCGACGGCATCTCGGAGGTGACAAGCGTGTGCTTGTCCTCGCCAGCAACAGCGGTCGATGTGGTCGTTCCATTGACGCTCACAACGCCGCTCGCCGCGAACGTGCCAGCGCCAACCGGGAATCGAGCTTCGAACAAAGTGTCAACCTCCCACATTGGTCCTGACCAATTGCTAGGAGCGTTAGTATTTCCACCATCGTAAGTCTGAAGATCGGTGGTGGTTCCGACGTAGATGCGTCGCTCAGCAGATCCAGCGGCAATCGGATGCTGCCTCAGCCAGTAGCCACTCTGGAAAATCCACCAGTTGCCGTTCTCGTCCAACCACGGATAAACCTGATTGTTTAGAGCAGGAGTCGTCGGTCCGTAGTTGAAGAACGAGTTTCCAATCGAGCTGTTGAAGTTCGCCTGAGTGCCGCTGATGACATCGTTGGCCAACTGCTGGTAGTTGGTCGGGCAATACCCGATGGGCAAACTCGGGGGCGTCAGCGTGATGAGCGTAAGGTTTGGCATGCTGTTTTAAGGGTTAACGGCTTCCGAGGTGTAGGTCAGCGGGTTGATATCACAGACATCAAGCGGTGTGCAGGCCGGATACACCGTCCGGCATTCACCAACACTCGGTTCCTGAACATCGTAAGCGTGAACTCGCAAGCTCTTGATTCGGCAATACCCGATGATGCTGAGCATCACCTGAACCTCGTAAAGGTTGCGCGCCGGTGTGCTGATCGTCTCGTTGCACGGCAGATCCGAAGGTGTCGGAAAACGCATCTTCGGACGATACTGCGGCTTGAAGTTCGTAATCGGGCAAAGATCGAAGCACTGCGTCGTCGTAGCGCACTCGGCAAAATCCACCCAGTCAATCCAGCCAGGATACTGATCGGGCCGGTAAGTAACATTGAACGAGACATCGCCCTCAAGCGAGTCGATGAACAAGTCGCCTGAATCCAAACGCTTCAGACCAAACGGAACCTCGAAGTTGTAGGCTCGGGTTTGAACCAGCCATTCGATTTCCTTCTTACCCTCAGCGACGTTGTTGTCGAACTTGTCGGCCTTCGTAATCTCCCAAATTTGAATCGTGCCGTCCGATCCGCGAGCGATGCAGAAGCACTGATCGCCGTAAGCATTCTCGGTCTTAACAACCTGAAGCGCATCAAGTCCGGTCCAGATTCCAGACCAAGCAGGCGGAAACTTTTTCCTCATCGAGGTGATGAGGTCCATGTCAAGTACGGCCAGCGCCTTGTGAATGACACCCTCGGCATCGTACCGAGGCTGGCAGGTCATCAGCAACCGATTGTCGAACACGACCGCAGAACTGGCCCACAGGAGATTTGTCTGATCGTTCTCAATGACGTTGAGCATCTCGCTGCTGATCGGGGTGTTGCCCCAATCGGTGAACGAACGTCGAGCGATAATGAACGAGCGAACACCATCGACAGCGCGGTAGAACACATCGCCATTGATGGTGATGGCGGAGCGAGCGCCGAGTGCGCCGCTGGTCAACAAGCTGATGGCCTGAATCGGATAGTTCAGGTTCTTCCAAACATCACGATCAACAGGCGCTTGAACCGAGAAGACGTATCGAGGAGTAAAGACTAAGAGCGGACCTTGGCCGAGCGAGGTGTCAGGATCGCCGGGGACAGCCATCGCCGTGATGCCGCCTGAATCCGACGGAACCGCAAAGTCTCCGCCTTCATTAAGGAAGGTGTTCTCGGTTTCTTTGAGAACACTGGCTCGCGTTCCATCCCCATAAACGATGTCAGTCGCCCTAAAGGAGAATCCATTCGGCAGCGCGTACCAGATGCGGCCATTGACGTAGGCCATGACCTTGCCGCACTTGATTTCGTCATCCGCAGCACGACGCAGATTCGTGCCGTTGAAGATTAGTGGTCTGCTGAATCCATCCTGAATGACGACGAAGTTTTCGGCCTGAACCATCCAGCCATCGAGCAGATTCGACGGGTTTTTCAGGTCATTGGAAACGCTCAGGTTCTGAGCCTTGTTCTGAGCAACGTCGTAGAACCAGACCTCGCCGCTGATCAGCATCAGGATGAACGTGCGTCCATCGTCGGCGATGTAGGGCAGCGCGCACTGGAATGTTCCGGTAAGCGACTGAGGTCCGTAACAGTCTTCTGACCAGCCATCAGCGGTGACGTTCGTCTGATCAGCGGTAACTTGATCGTTGTCAGCCGTGATGGTGACGCACAAGTCGTAATCCTTCTGAACGAAACCGGGTCGGCATGAGACAAACCCCTGCCGGAAGTTGGCGTTGACCGCGAACGCAACCTGATTCTTGTCCACCTCAGACGGCATCACGCCAGCGTCAATGCCACCCTCAAAGGTGACAGTTCCGTCCGTGTACCTCCGTGGTGCGCGTTCGCTCATGGTTTAAGCCTGAATCCGCTGAACAGAGAATGACGAGCCGGTTTCGACGCTTACATCGTGCGAAGTTGTCTGAATCAGAATGTCGTAGTAATCGCCAACGACAGACGCCTGATCGATGTAAGAAAAAGAGACGGACGGTAACGCTTGAGTGGTGGAATTGGTGGCGTTGAATTGAAGCGTTTGGAAAATGTTAGACCCATTCTTCCTCAAGAAAACGACAACCTGAGCAACGCCGCCATCACCAAGAAGATTGAACAAACCTTCAATTTTGTAATACCCAGTATTAGGAACCACAAATCGACCAGTCGCGGCAACAAAGCCAGAAGACGGATCTAAGTTTGCCCAAGATCCAGCAGGAAAGTCTGTGAGACTAAACGGATTCTTGGTTGTTCCAGATACAATGATGTTATCTCCAGTCAACCTCCTCGTAAAGGTGACGTAGCTGAACGGAACAATCGACGGAGCCGACAGCGTGATGTTTCCGGCGCTGTTCGTAACGACAATCGGAAGCGTTCCAACAATCTCCTTCTGGAGATAGGTTGAACCATCGCCCACCGGAATCTTGTTCAGCGGAGCGGTCGTCAGGTTCGTGCCGCCCTTGGCAATCGGAACCGTGCCGGTGACATCAGCAATCGGAATCGTGGCAACCGTTGAAACAGCACCAAAACCGCTCGATCCTTGAGTCTTGAGATATCCAGCCGACAGCGAATCAAGAGCAGTCTCGTTAGTCAGCGTGGCGTCAGCGGTGCGGCAAATGTAGGACGCACCAACCGGAGCGCCGCCCGATGCACCGGCAGCACCAGTCGCCCCAATCGCACCGGCTAGGGTAATGAGCGAACCAGTCGGTATCAGCGTCGTCGGAACAGCGTTGGCGATTCCAAGAACGCCAGCAGCAGGGTTTTGAAGCGTCAGTTGCAGTCCATCAACCGACAGCACCTGCATGTAGCCAAGACCCTGAATCGAGACGAAGAACTGGCCAGCAACCGATTCCGGTAGAAATTCGGTATTATCAACGAAAACGAGGACACTCGAACCGAGAGCAGGGACGAAAAACGGAGCGGTCGTGTAGGTGAACGAGTCAATTCCGTCCGTTCCATTGGTGCCGTTGGTTCCAGCCGGACCTTGAGGGCCGGGGATATTCACGACAACCGGCTCGGAGTCGCAAGGCTGGCAACAGCCGGATGAAGAAACAAGTTGCGACGGCATATTTTTCCTTTGCCAGACGGTCAAGTCCAGAGTGAACTATTGCAAGGCCAAACTATGGCAGAGCAAGCGTCCGAGCATCCACTGATTCAGCATAAGTACGGGATACGTTCACCCGTCAAGATTCCAGACCTAGAACTGGAACTTTACGCATTCCGAAATCGACTTCAACCAAACGAGGGTGGTTTAGGCACTTTTGAGCATTTCCAGAACGCCACCAAGATGCTCTGGCCAAAGCTGAGCTGGAATCCGTGGCTGGAAGCTCAGGTCGAAAGTCTCTGCGAACACGATTATGTCGGATGGGCTGGATGTGGTGCATCCGGCAAGACATTCGGAGCGACTCTTTTCGCTACGGTCTGGTGGCTGGCCAACCCCTCCAAGTCAACCGTCGTCCTAACCTCGACGACCGCGAAGATGATCCGCAAGCGTATGTGGGCCAATCTTCAGGATCTGGTTCGCAAATCTCGCGGATTTCCCGGAAACATG